TCATTTAAAGGTGGAATCGGTTTGATGAATAAATAAATTATGAAATATAGAATCCAAACACAACAGCCTGCCAATATCGTGCAGGAATTTCAAATTGAAGCAGAGGGAGAATATGAAGCGCAGGAAATAGTTCAGATTATGATCAGCAACGGAGAATTGCCAGAGCCGATTTATAGCGCAACGGAAGTTTGCGGGAGAGCTGAGATTTTTAGCGTGGAGGTTGAATGACGCAAGCAATATCAACAGGCATTTCGTTTGGATCATGTTTGGCGATGGCCATTTCATGGGATAATAATCATTCAATTTTATGGGCGATTCTCCACGGATTCTTTTCGTGGGCTTATGTTCTTTATTTTTACTTCACCAATTAAACTATGAAACACCGCTACCACTGCATCGGGCTTCCGCACACCGTAACAAGCAAAGAGTTCAACGCCTGCGCGTATACTCAGAAAGTCGTTAAATTCGGAAAGATGATGACCGAGCGAGGGCATGAAGTCATTCACTACGGGCATGAGGATTCCGACTTGATTTGTTCTGAGCATGTCACTGTTTTGACGAATGATGATTTTAAGAAATCATATGGCTCGCATGATTGGCGAAAGACTTTTTTCAAGTTTGATACAAACGACCATGCGTATCAGACATTTTTCAAGAATGCGATTAGAGAAGTTGGAAAAAGGAAATTGAAGAATGATTTCATTTTGCCATTCTGGGGAAGTGGAGTGAGGCCGATTTGTGACGCGCATAACGACATGATTGTTGTAGAGCCGGGAATCGGATATGCAGGAGGACACTGGGCAAGGTGGAAGGTTTGGGAGAGTTACGCGATTTATCACGCCTATTGTGGCTTGAAGAATGTTGGTCAGTGTAATCAAGATTGGTATGATGTTGTAATTCCTAATTATTTCGATGAAGAAGACTTTGAATTTAACGATAAGAAAGAAGATTACTTTTTGTATCTTGGCAGGGTTTATAGTGGCAAAGGCGTTGATGTTGCGATTCAAGCCACGGAAAAGGCAGGGGTTAAGCTTGTCATTGCAGGACAGAAAGAAGAAGGCTACAAGTTACCATCGCACGTTGAATATGTCGGATATGCCGACGTGGTAAAGCGTAAGAAATTGATGGCAAATGCGAAGGCTAGTTTTTTACCTTCCATGTATGTTGAGCCATTTGGAGGCGTCCAGATTGAAAATTTGCTTTGTGGAACTCCTACGATAACGACAGACTGGGGTAGCTTTGCAGAGAATAATTTGCATGGTATCACGGGTTATCGTTGTCGGACGATGGGTGATTTTGTGGATGCAATCAAAAATATTGACCAGATCAAGCCAGAGAACTGCCGAAAGTTTGGAGAGAACTTTACACTAGAGAAGGTTGCGCCGATGTATGAGAAGTATTTCTCAGATGTTCTGGATGTTTATGATGGCAAAGGCTGGTATGCTGATGGAAATGGAATCAACGCAATGACAAAGGTTTATCCAAATATCATATGAGTGACTACACATTTGAATCAAACTACTGGGGAGATTGTTGCAATACGTTCGACGAAGATCAGAAGCATTATGTCTATGCGAGATATATGGGGCTTACAAGGTCTGGATATTCTTTTTGTGTTAATAATAAATCTATTATTGATATTGGTGGTGGCCCTACATCAATGCTTCTAAAGACGATAAATCTTGGGAAACGTGCGCTTGTCGTTGATCCATTGGAATATCCGATGTGGGTATATGATAGATATTCAGAGAAGGGCATTGATTCTTTAATTTGCCGTGGAGAAGATATATTTGAAGAAGGATATGATGAGGCATGGATTTACAACTGCCTTCAACATACAGATGACCCAGAGTTAATTATCAAGAACGCACTCAATGCGGCAAAGACATTGCGAATATTTGAATGGGTGGACATTCCACCACATGACGGCCATCCAATTGAGTTGACTAAAGAGAAGTTAGATAAATGGACTGGCGGGCTTGGGCAAGTAATTACACTTGCAGAGTCTGGATGTTTTGGTAAAGCGTATTACAACATGGTGACACAATGAAAGCTATACTTGAATTTAATTTGCCAGAAGAACAAGACGACCACAAATATGCGTTGTCTGGTGTTGATGCGTTAATTGTCATTAGCGACTTGGAAAACGAGATTCGCAGTAAGTTGCGATATGATGCTGGCGAGTTTAAAGAATTTTATGTTGATGTCTATAATGATGATGGCACAATTAAAAAGAGAAAAGTTAATGGATGCGATGACACGCTGGAAAGGGTTGGAGAAGTCTTGCGTCAATTTAAACAAGAACGAAACCTTCCAGAGCTAGTGTGATTGGGGGAAGCGTCAGTAGAATCATCAAGTTAGCCGAAGAGATAAGGGAGGAGGCTGACAGAGACGAAGATGTTGGGATTGTATATGCTGCGAAGCATATCATTCTAAATGCGGCATCTGTGAAAGGAAAGGTCGAATTAGATATACCAAAAGCGAAGGAAGTAGTGCAAAACTATGTCCAGACTTTGCTGGATGCGGATCAGTTTGAGGCAGCGGCAACGATTCTCTGGGGGCCGAATGTGTATGACTGGAGGCCGATGTCTAGTCAGAACACATGGCGATGCTTGTTTGAGCAAGACAAGTTATTGATTCAAGGTGCAGGCGCAATGGGTAAAACATTCGGTGCGGCAGCTTGGTTCTTGCTGGATTGGATGCGTGATCCACATTATACTTGCATTAAAGTTGTGTCTCTTACCGCAGAACACGCACAACGAAATGTATTTGCAGCGATTAAGAAGTTTTATACTACTGCATTGGTTAGACCAGAATTTGAAGGAAGCGAGACACTTGTGAAGTCTATTCAAGCAAATAATGATTCTAAGAATGGCATTCACCTAGTCGCAGTTCCAAGGGGAGATAGCGGAACTGGAACGCTCCGTGGATTTCACCCTAGTCCAAGAAGTGGGAAATCCCACCCTAAATGGGGTAGGATGAGTCGAACCCATGTTGTGCTGGACGAAGCAGAAGAAGTTCCTGCTGGTGTCTGGGAAGGCTTACAGAACATTTTATCTGCTGCCGATACAGAAGGCGCAAAAGGCCGAATTAAAATCTTTGGAGCATCTAACCCAAAAGATCGGACAAGTGAATTCGGAAAGCGATGCGAGCCAGTAGCAGGCTGGGGATCTATTGACTGCGAGGATGATCTTGAGTGGAAGAGCCGTGATGCATGGCATGTTCTAAGACTAGATGCGGCTAAATGCGAGAATGTGATTGAGAAGAAGATCGCATTCCCCGGTCTTCAGACATACGAGGGCTTTCAGGCGTATGAATCTAAGGGGAAGACAGCAGAATATTACACCATGGCTAGGGGATGGTTCCCGCAAGAAGGTGTGTCGATGTCAATCATTACGCCAAGCATGATGGACAATGCTATGGGAATTACCCGTTTTGTTGGGCCTGTAGTGCCTCTGTGTGCGCTCGACTTGGCTTTGGAGGGCAATGACCAAGTAATTTGCTCCTACGGAAGATTTGGGCTTTCTGACGGCTATACACCGATGAGTGGGAAATTCGTAGAATACAAGAATCCCAAGGTTGTCTTGCAACTTGACTCACAGATTCCTTTTCCCAAGGCCGCGACACTAGAGCAGTCCACAAATATTATCAGATTTTGCAAACAAATGCGTATAGCTCCGAATTGGGTTTGCGTTGACCGAACTGGAAACGGAGCTGGAATCCATGATTCATTGAAGACTGTGTGGGGAGATGTTCTTGGAGTGAATTATTCAACTGCTGCTACTGAAACTCACATTCTCGGTGATGATTCGTTGCCAGCATCTCAGCTTTATTCTGGCGTTGTGACGGAATTGATTTTCGGTCTGGCGAAATATCTGGAGTTTGAGTATCTGAAAATATCGCCGGGGTTCCGAAGCGAGGAACTTGTCAGGCAGGCAACCGCTCGCCGATACAAGCAAAAAGGCCAAGGATTGGTTCGCGTGGAGAGCAAGGGCGACTACTGCAAGCGCACAAGGCAACATTCCCCAGACGCATTGGATTCTCTATCATTATTAGTGTTTCTCTTGAGACAACGGGGAGGAGCAATTGCGACTATGAATGATGCAAAACCAGAATTGCCACAACGAACAAAAGCCTTGCAGGGCATAGAAAAAATGGAATATGTTGATTTTTCTGAATAACTATGCCTAAGCCAATTATTGGAATTATTCCTCCGGGCGGACATCACTACATGGAAGCTGATGTTAAGATTACTGGCAGCAGTTATAAAAACCTACTCGAAAATGTAACGAATTATCGTGCAGAAAACTATATTCCAGTTGGAGATGTTGAAGGAGATGTAACTAACTATATCTGTGGTAATTGGCCTCACTTTTGCCATGGCGTTGACATGGTTGTTGTAACGAGTGTAACGAGTCCTACAGCTAGAACAGAGTTGATGAATGATATTTCTACTTGGGCTAGAAATATTCTTTACTCTACTGAGCGCAATCAACTCATTAGTGATGAAATAGCAGAAGAACGAGCTAAAATATGCAGGGATTGTCCTAATAATGTTAATTGGAGGGGCGGATGTTCTTCTTGCATTGCAGCAACAGATCGTATATGTGCAAGTATTCGTAATGCAAGAGACACAAAATCTTCAGCAGTTTTAGGTGGATGCAAACTATTAAGGCATGATAACCGAACTGCGATTTTCTTTGACAAAGAAAAATTGGCTGAATCAAATGATTTGCCAAACACTTGCTGGTTGAACAATAATAAATAATTATGGCAGATGTTTTAAAACCGCTACCCGCTTTTGTTACCGACATATACGCTAACAAGGCTCCTCGTATTACTGATAACCAGACGAAGCCGAGGACGCTTAATATTGAGATGGAGGATCGTTCTCCAACTAGCAATGGAGATACTGTTGATCCGAAGACGCTCAAGGTAAGGCGGACATTTAAGGACACCGCGCAAGCACATTCTGCATATCGTCGCTTGAAACAACAGAATGTTGAGCGCAATCGCAAGAATCAGCTAATTCAGAAAAAGCTAAATAATGAGCCTCCATATAGCGCAAAGAAGCTTGAGAGCATGGGGCAGAACTGGCGCAGCAATCGTCCTACTGGATTTCTGTCCACGATGGTTAGCCGTATTCAGCCTCCATTCAAACAGGTAATCGAACAGGCTCCTACTCTTACTTATACCAAGTATCCAATCGAAGGTGTAGATACGGAAAATAAAACTAAAATTTTCCGCGAAGAGATTACAAAATGTATCCGTGGTTGGAAAGGGAATGACGACATTATTGCTCAGGTTGTTCACGAAAATACTACATTTGGTTTCTGTGGTCTTTGCTGGGACGACCTTCGTGACTGGAAGCCAGATTTCCTTCGTCAAGATTACACATTTTTCTCTATCGAAACCCCGCAGGAAACAGACTCAACTCCTATTTGGGGACGCAAACGCCGCTATCAGATTGCAGAGCTTTTGCCAGTATTGGAAGATCCGCAGATGTCAGCAATGGCGGGATGGCACATTAAGAATCTTATCAGGGCAATTAACAATGCGATCCCTGCTGGACGCACCCTTGATTCTGACGATGATGCTCGCCGATATGAGGATTGGATTCGTGAAGGAAGTTACGGAGCCAGCTACGAGAATGACGCAAAATATGTAGAACTTGGTGAGCTTCTTGTTCGTGAGCCTAATGGCAAAATAAGTCGATTCTTGTTTGATGATAAGAGCGGAGATGAGATTTGCACTCAGCTTGACCGATATACCCGCATGAGTGAATGCTTGGCATTGTTTAGTGTGGAGATCGGAAGCGGTGCGTTAATGTCATCTCGCGGTGCTGGGCGTGATCTTTACAACACCCATATTGCTGTTGAGAAGGCCCGTAACCTTGTTGTGGATAATTCCTACTTGTCTGGAATGCTTCTGCTCAAGAAAGGGCCAAATGCAAAGGCTGGAGCAACGCCACTTACTGTCCATCATCCTGTCGCATATATCGCGGAAGGATATGAAGTCATTCCGCAGAATATGCCAGCGAATGTCGATGACTTCTTGACGCTGGATCGTTTCATTTCTGGACTTGCTGAAATTCAGATTGGCACATTCCTTCCTAGCTCTGCATTGGGAATGCGTGACCAGAAGGTTACTGCATCTGAAATCAATCGTGTTGCCGCTATCGAGAATCAAATCCGTGAAGGAATTTTGATGCGGTTCACGAAACAATATAGTAATGCTGTTGAGCGTATGCAGCGAGGCATCTGCCATCCAGAACACATTAAAGCGGCATCAGAGCTGAAGACGAAACTTGACATTGCTCGACAAATGGTTCCTAACGCAGTTTGGGCTAGGGCTGATGTTGTTGACGCATTTGATCGTAGCGTAATGGAGCTTCCTTCTTTCATGGTTCCATTCCAAGTCCCAGAGCATTTGGATGAGGATGCGATTTCTTGCGTTCTGAACATGCTTGAGCGTAATCTTCCTCCTTCTGATATTCTTCTTATGGCTTATAGTCCTGCTGAAGAACTTCTGCCTGATACTCAAGCTCAGAATGATCAGATTCTTGACATGATGATCCAGCGTTACATGGGCAATCCTAATGTCAATCAAGATGAGCTTCTGAAACTGGACTGGAGCCGCAAACTTGGCGAGAGCATTGCAAATTCGGTGATTCTACCTAAAGAACAAGTTGAATCTCTGGCAATCGAGGCAACTCGTCAGCAGATTATTGAGCTTCAATCTATCATCGCTGGTCAAGAGGTTCCTGTATCGCCACGCGACAATGACATGGTTCACTTGGGCGTGATGTTGCAGAAGTTAATGCCACTTATTGAAAACGCTCCTGCTGGTTCGTTGCCTCCTGAGATGGTTCAACCGCTAAGTAAGGCTATTGAGCATTTCATGGGTCACGTCATGCAAGCGGAAGCTAAGGGCGCAAGTAGGGAACAATTGTCTGAGTTCCGCGCATCTGCTGAAAAAGCATTTATGCACCTTACCGCTGGTCAAGGAACTCCGATTCATCCTTCATTGCAACCAGCAGCAGCTCCTCCAGCAATGGGTGGGCAGCGAGCTGGACGAGTTAGCCTTGGTCAATCACGAGAAGCTGGAGAAGCCACTGGAGAAATTCCAACTCAGTTTGGAATGGTTAATGATGTTGCAAATCCTCCTAAGCCTCCAACCGCTGGATAAAATATGGGTGGAGCAAATTATCAAGCTAGGCATCAAAACTCCGTCGCAAGCACAAGTGGCTCGCAATACTCTCCTGAAGTTCAGAAAGACAGGGAGAATGTTTTAAAGAAACAATTCAATCCTGAAAGCAGTGATTACGATTATAAGACCGCTGAAGAATCTGGAATGTTGCCAGATTTAAGGCAAGGAGAAAATTTGGGACACATGGGTTCAGTTACTCCTGTTAGTAAAGATATTTATCAAAAATATAAACAGTATGGGTTGCCATCAGGAGAGGCTTATATTGTTTTAAAAGGAGCGAGTCATCCAACTCACAATCTTTTAATTCAAGGAGAGGCTGAGAGAGGATTTGAAGTCAAGAAATTTGGTGATAGATATTTTTCAGTTCCAAAACAAAAACCAAAGCCATCTTATGATGCCATAGAAAATGGCTTGACTGAATCAGAAAAAACAATTTAACTTAAAAAACTATGGGTGGACAAACTGATGCAATGAAGACATACCGCGAGAACCAAATGAAAATTGGTGCTGGCGAAGCAAAGCCTATGTCTCCAACTGAAGCCGCTACTTACTCTCAGCTTGATAAGCAGGGAATGAGTGGATCGCCAGACGAGTCTTTGAAGAATTATCTGAATGCCGCTCAAGGGATGTATGGTGATTTGAAATCTCAAGCATCAAAGATGATTAGCCCCAATTTGTTTGGGCGCGATACATCTGCCCCAGCAGTTCAAGAACAAAATAAATAATATATGAATTGGAAGTCGGAAGACTCTGCCAAGTTCCGTGATTACTTGCAAAAAAGTGGCTTTAAGCTAAAGGCATATCTGCAATCACGAATCCCCACTTGCGATGGTAAAACAATTGAAGAAGTTGCCTTGCAAGCAAAATACAAAGAAGGATTCGAGAAAGTTTTGAAAGAAATAGATGATATGATTTCTTTCAATGAAGGTGCAGATGATAGTTCTAATGGCAATTTCACAACGATGTAATTATGGCAACGCTTAAAAAACGCTTTACCAAGATTGTTACCAACAAATCTACTGGCCGCACTCGCACAGTTAAGTATGGTCAGGCTGGGAAAGCTGCTGATGGCGGAGACAGGATTCGTCCGGGGACATCTAAGGGTGATTCATACTGCGCTCGCAGTCTTGGAATCAAAAAGCGTTTAGCAAAGAAAAAGCGCAATGATCCAAATAGTCCAAATAATTTGAGTCGCAAAAAATGGCGTTGCAAAGGCGCGAAATCAATGAAATAAATACGCTATAAAGCATAAACAACTTATATCGAGTTTAGCGTATAACTGGGTATAATTAGATATAAATAAAATATGACAGAAACAGAAAACATCGTGGAGCCAGACGTTACTGGCTTTGGAAACCCAAGTCTTGATTCGGACAAGATTGATGACTCTACCGAACAGCAAATTGATAATTTGCTTGATGAGGTAATTAAACAACAAGAAGAACCAAGTAATGAAATTGAAACAAGCAATAGTGATGTTCCTGAACAGAATCTATCTCAAGATAATGTGGAACCTGTTCTGGAAACCGAAAGTCAACAAGCAACTGGAACGAGTCAAGTTGATCCTAGCCAACAGCAACAAGAGCAACGGGCAGAAATTGACCCTGAAATCGCAGCTATTGAGCAACCCAGAAATCTTTCGGAAAAAAACCAAAGCAACTGGCGCAAGCTCCAAGAAACTGCAAGCTCCTACAAAAAGCAAGCTGAAGAAGCGGAAACCCTCCGTCAAAAGCTCCAAGACTTTGAGCAAAGGCCGCAAGCCGTCCCGCAAGACTACGAGGAGCTAAAGAAGTTCCGTCAGATTTTCGACATCAAGAACGATCCTGAGTTCCAGTCGAAATATTCTCGCCCGATTGAATCTGCCAAGCAGAACATCTATGGCATTCTTCGTAAGCATGGGGCTTCAGAGGATGTCATTACCAGTATTGAAAAAAGTGGTGGCCCAGATAAGATCAATGATGCGTTCTGGAAGAATCCAGCATTCGATAACATCCCATTTACTGATGTTGAGAAGCTAAAGCGCAATCTTGTTGATGTTTCTGATTTGCGAGACAAGCAAGAAGGCGAGATTCAGTATGCCGCTGAAAATGCTGATAAGATTCTTCAAGAGCGTGAAATGGAGAAGGGTCAATGGTATGAGAAGACTGTAACTGAAATTGATCAAGAAATTGATACGCTTACTAAGGAACTTCCTTGGGCTAGGTATGCTGAAGTCCCTCAAGGCGCAACTCCAGATCAAATTCAGCAGATTCAAAATCACAATTCTCGCGTTTCAGATCTAGCTGGTAAGTTTGAGTCTGCCCTTTGGCCTACTACATCTAAAGATCGAGCTAATGTTGCCGCTGCCGCTGTGTTTAGCCATGTTCTTTCAGATCAGTTGCGGACTGAACAGGCTCAAAAGAGTGCGCTTTTGGATCAAGTCAAGAAGTTGACCGCTGAGAATAACTCCTTGAAGTCGTCAAGCAAGCTTCCGAAACAATCCGTTTCTACTCAATCTGCAAATAAAACAAACAGCATGAGTGATCGAATTAAGATGAATGCATCTGACGCTATTGACCTTGGATTGGATGAAGCTCTTGGTGGATAGTATTCTTTAATGATACATTTGGCCTTGTAGCTTAATGGGAAAGCAGATTCCTCATAAGAATTTGAGTATTGGTTCGACTCCAATCGGGGCCATTTATACTAAAATTATGCGATTATACTAAAGTTACATAAACTAGTTATAAATTATAAATATCATATTAAATAAAACTTTTTACTTAAATAAATATGGAAACAAAAGTATCTCCAGACGAGAAAATTACAATGAACGCGCTAGATTCCGCTGATCCATTCTCTAGGCCGGGGCGAAAAGCTCAGCCATTAAATCAGCATATCCCTAAAGGGCCAAAGCGCGACTTCTCTCACTATGACGATCCACAAGAAGTGAAAAAGCCAGAAGTTAAGAAGCCAGAAGTAAAAGAAGAACCAAAGGCTCAAAAACGTGGTCGCAAGCCAAAACAAGAGGTAGAAAAAGTAGAGCAATACAACAATCCCATTGTAGAATCTCGCAATCAAGAAGGAATGCCTTCATATCGTTGTGAGTTTGCAGGCAGAGATATTTTTGTTGGCTTCCCTTGCTACAAGACAACTAATCCAGTTACTGCATTTGCTCTTATCGCAATGGCATTGGACTTTGGAAAAGATAAAATCCGATTTGATATGTCGATTGGTGATGCCATGATCTATCATTCTCGCAATAAAATTGCACAAAAGTTCCTTGAAACTGATGCGAAGTGGCTATTGATGATTGATGATGACATTATTCCCTGTATTGGTCGTCCAAATTGGATGAAATCCACCGTTCCTAGTGCTAGGAATATGAATGATGCCCCATTGCAGCGTCACGCGCTACAGAGGCTTATTGGAGCAAATAAAACGCTAATTGGAGGAGCATACTTTGGTCGTCAAGAAGGCGCACCGCTGATGTGTTCTGATCGTTCGCTTGAACCAAAAGCTCGCGCATACCAAGATGAGGTAGCTCCTGTTGATTGGGTGGCTACTGGATGTATGCTTGTTCACCGAAAAGTATTCCAAGACATCGAAGAAAAGTATCCAGAACTAAAATCGCCAATCCCGA